CCTTTCGGGGGAGCTGCAAGCAACTGCGTCGTCAGACGCATTGCGCGCTGAGAGGTTTACAGTGTAATAACTTCACCCCGCATGACCCGCTTCTCCATCTCTTCCATTTCCTTGCGGCTCATGTGGGATACGTCGATCTTGGTCTGCACCGCGCCGCCGGGGCGGGTGCCATTCTCGCCGGGCCGGGCATTGCGCTGCTGCATCCGGTTCACCACGCCCTGCTCCACCTGCCGGGCCGTGGCGGCCTGCTGCTGTTTCAGGATGTGATCAAAGTAGGCGCTGCGGTAGGCGTTCGTCATAGAAACGCCCGACCGCATCATCTTCTCCACCTCCGGGTTCGCCAGCACCTCAGCCATGTTGAAGTCGGGATACTGGGCTTTCAGCTGCTCCGCTTCCCGGTCCCATCCGGCCTGCAGCTCGGCAATGCGGGCCTGCTGGGCACGCTGACGCTCCATCTGCTGGATCATCTGCTGCTGTTCGGTCAGGTGCTTATTCTGGCTTTCCAGCTTGTCCAGCTCCCGGGCCGTCCTGGTGGAAACGCCCTTCTCCATGGCCAGCTTCTCGTAGTAGGCATCGTCTTTCACCGCGCCGTTCCGCACAGCCTCGGTCAGGGCCACCAGGTCGTTGGCATCCGTGCCGTACTTTTCCTGCAGCGCCTGCATCAGACCCTTCATGGCCGGGCTTGCTTCCAGCCGCCGGGTCGCTTCGGTCACGGCGTTCTGCATCAGCTCCTCGGTCAGGTCGGCATACTCTCCGCGCAGCAGCTCACCAAAGGCTTTCCGCCGCTCCTCCGGGCTCTTGGTCTTGCCTTCGCCCTTCTCCTCGCCGTCCTTGCCCTCGGCTTCGTTCTGGTTCTCTGCCGCTTCCTCGTCCAGCTCAGACTTTTCCTCACTGCCAAGGGCTCCCCCCTCGGGGGAGCTGGCGGCGCTCTGCGCCGACTGAGAGGGTGAGCCCTCTTCCCGGCTGCTCCGCTTCAGCACCCCGCTCCGCCGGGCCAGCCGCTCTTCTGCCGGCCGCAGAGCAGGCAGCTCAATGGCATTGCCTTCCCCGTTCGCTGCCCCTGCCCCTGCAGATGCGTTGGCTCTTCCGTTGGGAGAGCTGTCCGCGCCAGCGGACTGAGAGGTTCCGTCCCCGCCCGCAGCACCACCGTCTGCAAACATCTGCAGATCAATGGCATCTGCCTTGTCTGCGTGCAGGTTGATGTACCGCACATGCTCCGGGTAGGCATCCGCCAGCAGGATCAGACCGTCCGTCACCAGTTCAAATTTTGCCAGGCTGTCAGTGCCCTGCTTTGCCTGTACCACCATCAGGTTCCTGTCATCGGCACAGGTCACGGTCCCGCTGTCCAGACTGTATGCCAGCGTCTGCATCAGCGCGCTCACGGCAGCACATACAATGTCCTGCCCCTTGGGTGCAAACTCCGCGTGCCCCTCGGCCCGCAGGAACATCATGTCTCCCATCTCGTTGTAAGTGATCTGGATCATTCTATCGCTCCTTCCAAAATTTCCTCTAAGCAGAGCTCCCCTTTCGGGGGAGCTGCAAGCAACTGCGTCGTCAGACGCATTGCGCGCTGAGAGGGTCATTTATTCGGATTATTCACGTTCATGGCCCGCTGTGCCGCCTGGGTGGCCAGGCTGTTGCCTCCGCCGCCCACTACAGCCCCCAGGCCGTTGGTCGCCGTCTTTGCGGTGGTCTGTCCGCCGCTGCCGCCGCCCGTGGTTCCGGCCGCCTGTGCAGCGGCCCCGGCCATGGCGCTCATGTTGGTGCCGTTCTGCTGGTCAATGATGGCGCTCAGCTTCTGCAGCTGCTCCATGGCCTGCTGCAGCTGGGTGTACAGGGTACCGTTCTGCTGCACCCGTTCCCGCACCTTTTCGATGCCCTCAAAGTCCATCATGTCCAGCACCGCCAGCGCCGCGTCAGCGTTGGCCGGGGCAAACAGCCCCATCTGGTAGCACTCCTTTGCCGTCTCGTTCTGGGAAAGGCGGCTGAAGGTGCTCTTCTTGGCAGCCGATACCGTGATGTCAAACACCGGCTCGTGGCTGCCCAGCTCCACCCCGCCGATCATGCCACCCGGCTGGGGCTGCAGCATTGCCCCGGAGAACTGTACATACTCCGGCTGGCCGCTGTCGCCGGTAATGCGGTAGACCCGGCTTTCGTCGTAGAACTGCCGCATCAGGTCGATGATGAAATAGCACTCCTTTGCAAAGGCCCGGTAAGCGCTTTTCAGCATATCACGGGAGAGCTTCGAGCCAGCCTCCTGCAGCGCCGCAATGGCAGAAGCCGCGGTCAGGCCGCTGGTGGTGCCGCCCTGGGAAACATCCCGGTTGCCGCTGATCTCCTTCAGCTCCGCCACTCTCGCGTCCCGGTAGGTGATCAGGTTGCCCGCCAGCCCCGCTGTCTGTAAGGGCCGCAGGGTCTCGTCCGTCACCCGCCCTGCCGCGTGGACGATGTCCTTGCCAAAATCGGCCAGCTCCTTCTCGTTGATGCCCGCACCGTCCTGGATGATGTACCGCGCCTTGGCCGAAAGCTTCACGTTCTCGTCCATGGCGGCGTTCATCTCGTCAATGGCGGTCTGGGTATCCTTCATCACGTCGATGTACCCAAAGCCCGCCGGGCTGTCCTCTTCCACGAACAGGGTGTCGAACACAAAGGGGTACTTGCCGTGGTCGTAGAATCCCCGGTCAGCAAGGGCCGGGTCGTTCTCGCTGGCGTAGAGCACCACGCCGTTGCAGAACTTGCAGTAGTGCAGCAGAGGCGGGCCATTCTCCCGGGCCTTTTTGTAGTACCAGTCCACCACCACACTCTTGTCCGAGGTGTCAATGCTCTGGTCGTGGATGTACTTTGCCACTTCCAGCGTGCTGCCGGTGTGGCCTTCCAGCTGTGGGTACTGGTCCCGCAGCTGTTCGTTGTCGGCCACCGCCAGGCTGAACAGGTGGGGGCTGTCCTGGATGTCCATCACGCCGGGCTCCCAGTACATCATCAGCAGATCCATGCTCTTGATGGAGATGTCTCCCACGCCGTTCCGTAACCCCGGGTCCCAGAAGATGCCCTTCACGCCGGTGCCCTGCTTGAGCTTGCGCCACCAGGTGTCGCTGTACACCTGCTCGTATTCTGCCTGTTCCAGCAGCACCGGCAGGATCTTGGAAAGCACCTTGGCGGTCTGCTCGTCGTCCGCTGCCCGGGGCAGCACGTTGGGTTCCGGGTAGTTGTCCATGGCATCCGCGTGCTTGTTGGCAATGCTGTTGAACAGCCACCCACTGGAAGGTTTGGGCTTGCCCTCCATCATCTCGTTTTTGTAGTTGGCCCAGTGCTGCATCCGGAACCACAGCTCGTTGTCCACGATCCGCTTGTCCAGCGCCGCCTTGCCGGTCTTGTATCTCTGTAACAGCGCCGTGGCCTTCGCCACCTGCTCTGTGCCGATCACGTCGGTCATACTCTAAAAAACCTCGCTTTCTTCCCCAGCTCCAGCGGGTCATCCGGCATGGGCTGCACCGGCTCTGTCCGGGGCGGGCTGAGGGGATTCTCCATCAGCACATACCGGCACTCGTCGTAGATGTGATCCTCCTGGTCGGTGTCAATGTCCTCCACGTTGCTCTCGCTGTATACCAGGTTCGGGATGGTGCGGATAAAGTGCTTGCAGGTGTTGAACACCTGCAGCATGGGCCGCCCGTCCGCCTGGAACGCAAGCCGGTAGTGGAACTGCATCTTGCCCGCCAGCCGGGTGTGATCTCCGGGAGCCCAGTGCAGAAAGTTCGGGCTCTTTTCCTGCATGGCAGCAATGCTCTCGCCCTGGCTCTCGTTGAAGATGGCCGGGTCGGCCACGCCCAGAATGGTGCGACCCCGGAGCATGGGGTCGTTCTCTTCTGCTTCCCGGATCATCCTCGCCTGCTTCACAGGGTCAGCCTTAATGCCCTCGTTGGGGGTCCCGGTGCAGCCGTACAGCTCCCGGATGCGGTAAAGCCTGCCCTCTTCGTCCGCCGCATACCATCCCACGGAAAAGGGCTTCGAGTAGCCGAAATCGTACCCCCGCCAGATCTTCCAGTGTCCCGGGATGCGGAACGGGCGGATCACATGTGTCCACCGCTGGTCGTCGTAGTGGGCCGGGTCGTTCTTCCACTCGGTGAACACCTGCCCGGTAAAGCTGTCCCAGTCGCCGTAGAGCAGGGCTTTCTTCTCCGCTTCCGGCAATGCAGCCAGCGTGCCCAGGTAGCCCGGGTCATTTTCCAGCAGGGCCGCGTTGTCAAACACGGTGCTGGGGATAAAGATGCGGGTCCGCCGCTGCACGATCTCCCGTCCGTCCGGAGCCCTGGCCTTTACCATCTGCACCATCCGGGTGCCGGGCGGGGCCGGGCTGACGAACCTTGCCTTCACCCATCCGTGGCCGATGCCGCCGGGGTTGGCCGTGGCCCGGGTGTAGACCCGGGTATCGGGGCCGTTGGGTCGGTTTCGGCTCAGCAGGTAGCTGTACTCTTCCCAGGTGAAATGGGTCAGCTCGTCAAAGCCGATAAAGTCGTAGGCCTGGCCCTGGTAGTTGTACTTGTCCTGGGCATGGTTCAGGCTGCCAAAATAGATCTTTGCCCCGCTGGGAAAGGTCCAGCAGTGGGTGCTGCTGTTGTACCGGGCTTTTGGGAAAACCGGCTTGTAATACCGCATGGTCTTGTCAATGAGCTCCCGCAGCTGGGGAAACGTCTTTCGGATGATGAGCCCCCGGTAGTGTGGGATCTCCACCTGCCGCAGGGCCTCGATCACCAGCGCGTCGCTCTTTCCGCCGCCTGCGGCCCCGCCATACAGCACTTCGTTCTCGGTGCGCTGCATGAACCGCGCCTGGGCGGGCTGTGGTGACCAGATCACCGGTCTGCCGTCACGCATCCTCTGTGCCGCCATCCACTTCCACCTCCTGCTGGCCGTCCGTCTCACTGGCTGCCGCGATCTCCACCATCGGCGGGCCGCTCTCGCTGTCGGTGTTCTCCGCCGGGGCCATGGCAGCAGCCTTTTCGGCCACTTCCATCAGCACCTTTGCCACACCGGCCGCGTTCTTGTCGCTCATCACCCGGCCCTCGTACCGTTCCAGTTCGGCGTTCAGCCGCCTGCGTTCCGTGTCATCCAGCTGCCTGTCGTAGCTGCCCGGGCTGGCATACACCACAAGCCCGGTCTCGGTGGCATCCGCCAGCTCCTCCGGGTCATCCTTCAGCAGGGTGCCCACGGCAAAGTCCCGGGCCCGGGTGTCCTCGTCCAAACGCCGGTGCAGCCTCTCCGTGATCTGCGCCGCCCGTTGGCTCTCAGCGGCCCGGCCCTGCAAAAAGGTCACCTGTGCCCGTACCCCCAGGCTTGCCCGGATGGCGATCTCCCGCGCGGCTTCCTGCCGGGCCTTTGCAAAGGCATCACTGCGGCCTGCCTCCTCGCTCATCCAGCTGCGAATGGTCGATTCCGGCACGCCGTACTTCTTCGCCACAGCGCAGATGGAGTTGGAGCCCAGCATGGCCATTACCACCTCTGCCCGGAACGCCGCCTGGTATTTCTTTCCCCGTTGCTTCCCGGCCACCGTGTTCTTGCAGTACGCCCGCTTCTTCGCCATGCTGTCACCCCCCATTGGCGCATTCCTACACTTGGCTCCCCTACTAGGGGAGCTGTCAGCGCCCAAAGCGCTGACTGAGAGGTTTGATTTTCAAATCCATGCGCCCCTTTGCAAATATCCTATCACGCCCCGCCGGGTGCAACTACCCCGGACATTTGCCCGCCGGGCAGCAGCCCTGCATCCGCTGCACACACTGCCACGGTGCTCAGGGCTTCCAGCTCTTTGGTGTAGTAGGTCGTCCGCCCCACATACAGCCGGGCGATCACCTTTTCCTCGGGCAGACCTTGCAGGTAGCGCAGCCGCAGCAGCTGGGCGCATACCGGGTCATTGCGGTCGTACCAGGCCAGCACCGCCCCGATCACCTGCGCCCAGGCAGCACAAACAGACCCATCGCCATATCGGCGCAGAGCCTGCCGGGTCGCTTTCTTCTGCTCTTTTGTCACCGCCCCACCTTCTTTTCGCATGGGTATAACGCGCAAAATACCGGTGTTTTATCTGTCAGGTGCGAGGTTCCGCAGTCTGGTATGCAGCCTCCCGCCGACGCAGGATCACATAGCATTGCGGTTCCAGCCGTTCCCAGCCGGTTCCTTCCCGCTTCGGGCTCTCATGCAGCCCGCCGGGCTCCAGCACGATGCACTTTTCCATCTTCCAGCCGGGAAACCGCTGCTCCCACCACTGGGCATCGTTCTGCTTTTCCCCGCAGGCGGCCCGCAGCTGTTTCCGGCTCCATCTGCCATCGTTGGGGGCCTGCTCAATGGCCGGGCGCAGGTTGGCCGTTTCCACCCACAGCCGCTCCTTGTGGCCGTAGAAGTAGCCCACCGTGCCGTATTCGCCCTGCCCGCTCTTGCCCAGCAGCTTTTTCATATCGATTCTGTCCACGTTCATGGTTCCCAGCGGCTCAAACTCGTTGGAGCCGGGGATACGCCGCCGCCACAGATCCTCCAGCATCTCCCGCCACTCCCGGCGTTGGGCCGCGGTCATGCCCTGGCATTCCGCAAAACCGTGCATGTGCAGCCGTCCTGCTTCTCCCTTGCGCACCGCCACCAGCATCAGGCGGATGTCCTCCCGCCTTGCCCCGAACCGCTTGCAGGTGGCCGCCATCACCCGCCGCTTGTAGTTCTCCACGTCTCTCCGGCAGGCCAGAATGTCCTCCGGCAGAAATGGATCCTCGTATGTACCGGTCAGGAACATTCCCGCCGGACTGAAATTGGTCAGCGCCTTTCTCTGGCGCTTGCGCAGGGAATCCATTTTGTTCTTCGCCTTCTGCCCCTCGCTGGATTCCTTCCGCTTCTTGCCCCGGCCCCGGTGTTCCTGGGGGATGATGGAGAACACTCCGACTGCCATGTAGTCATCCCCGCACTGGTATTTTTTCTCTCGGATGTAGTTACAGCGCATCCCGGTGCCCTCCTGCTGGCTTTCACTTTCTGCTGATATTCTCCTTCCCGTGACCCCACCGTCACAGAAATAACGGGTATACTAGCTCCCCAAAGAGGGCCCTTCCCCCTCTTTCTTTATAAAGGTATTATGAAACGTAACGGATACGGTGGACGTGTCAGGTCCATCGTATCCGTTGCTCTTCATAATAGATTAAGGTGTTTAAGGCGTGGCGGGCTTTCCTTTTTCCGCCCAGTATCCGTAGGTCAGTTCCGGCTTTCCAATTTTCCTGGCCTTCTCGTTGTAGATCATCAGGTCATGCACGTCATAGGCCAGGGCGCTGGGGTCGATCACGCCGCCAATGGGCTTGCGCTTCACCTTTGCCGGCTGATCCGGCAGCTTCATGGGGTGCCGGATCCGTTTCTGGCACAGCTCCATCTCCATCCGCGTAACGCCGCCGGGCTTGTACACGCCGCCCCGCTTGCGGTAGCACTCGTGCACTGTGCCCTCGCTGCCAAAGAGGCCTCTGTCCTTCAGCTCTGCCGCCGTGCCCTTGCCCAGCAGGGTGCCGTCCGCACCGTAGCAGCTGTACACCCGCACCATCCGGGTCTCGGCCCGCTCGTCCGCGCTCAGGCCCTCTGCCCGGGCCCTCTCCACCCGGTCGTCCTTGGTGCTCTTCCGCTCCATCTTCCACCGGTAGCTCTTCGGGCTGGGGTTCTTGCACTTTTCCAGATTATTCCAAACGCTGCTCAACTTGTTCACATCGGGAAAATATCCCTGCTCCACCAGCTCCACGCTGGTGCCCTTGGCCACCACCTCGCCGGTGTCCCAGTCCATCAGGGTGTATACCCATCTGCATCCACTCTGCATCTCAGATTCTCCTTCTACTAAGTACGGTGCTCATTTCAGGGGAGCTGTGCACCGATGAAGTTACCGCTTCCACACGCCGCTGCACCTCGGCTTCCGAAAGCGGCAGCACACAAGGCACCCGTTTGCGGCTCACTTCCCGCTGTACCGCCTGCACTTGCAGCTGACGTATCGTCTCCGCCGTTTCCCTCCGCTGTTTTTCCAATACAGCCTCGTCCGGCACATCCAGCACTTCTACCTCGGTCTTGTAAGCGTCCCGGGCGCAGCGGCACAGCATTTCCATGGCCACATCCACGCCGTCGGTTTCCACCCACTCGTTCAGCTGGCCAAAATTCGCAATTGTTTCCTGCCGAAGTTTTTCCAGCCGCCGGGGGGCCAAAGCCCAGCACTTGGGCGCAGGCGGTAGCATAACCCCGCCATTCCAGCGTGGCCGCCCTGTCAATGGCCATCTTCAGCTGAACTTCCCGCCGCTTCCGGGGCACACCTTTTATCACCGGGACACGAAATACGCTCACCACACCCTCTGGCAGCAGCCCCACCAGCCATTTTTCGGCCTCGTTCAGCTGGGCCTTCTGATTCTTTGCAGGTATGGCCATCCGCCGCATCAGCTCCCCATTGATCTCATCCTTCCGCTGGGTCACCTTGTCCAGCCGGTCTTTGCCTACGCCGAACACATCATGCAGCGCAATAGTCATGCAGGCATGGGTGAAGTCAATCGCATTCTGCTGTGCCAGCTCGATCTGGTTCTCCAGTGCCATCTTTCTTGCATCGTTTTTCATAGTTTCTCCGTTCTTCATATTCCCCGCACGCCCGGTTCCGGCCCCCACAGCTCAGGCACCGGCTCCGGGTGATCTCAAACACATGTACACACTGGGTGCCGTCCATCTCACGGCTCCCCGGTCTCGGCCATCATGGCGGTCAGGTCGCCCAGCATCCCGCTCACCGTGCGGGAAAGAACGTTGATCGCATCCTCCTGCAGGTCGCCGGGCAGGGCACGCACGGCAAAGCCCGCGTTCACCATCTCGTCCTTCAACCGGTTGTTGATCCGGCTCACCTCGGCCCAAAGCTTTGCCTCGTCCGGGGTCATCTTCCGCCGCCCGGGCCGCACAACGCCCTTGATCATGGCCGTCAGCTCGTGGAACTCCTCGTCGGTCAGGCTCCTGTCGTTCCCGGCCTCGGCAATGGCCCGCGCCCGATCACTCGGTGTCCCGGTAATCAGAATATTCTTGTACTCTTCCAGCGTCATTCTTTTTTTCTCCTTAAATGTAACCGCCATACTGTGTGGCCACCGCTCTGGCAATTCCCGGAAACGTCTTGCTTCTCTGTTTAGCCGACCGATATCCACTTTTTGCCCATTCATCAGCCGTTTTCTTGACTCGATGATCACTTGAACTTACCCACTTTGATTCCGGAACTACTATATCCGTAGCAAATAACGGCGGCAGATTCTTCAACCATAAACACGTTGTTTTTATATATGGGTCTCCAAACATATACGGCTGTATAATCTGACTATATTGAGGAAGTCCCCAGATTTTCATGGGTACCGGATTTTCAACAACAATACGCTCCACATCTGCATTCCAAAATTCCAGGAAGAAATTTCTTGCCTTAATTCCTTTTTCATATCGTGGTTTCTGAATTTCGTGTTCAATTATCAGTCGATTTGAGCCGACTCTGGAAAGAAATGTGCAGGGCGGGTGAGCAACTAGCAAATCCCACGCATCGATATAATGGCCTTTGTCATCCATTGTAACGATTGTCCCTCCTTTTAGAGGTTCAAGCGCATCTCCCTGGATATGCCATTCAGGATGCCCACCAGAAGGCTCCTGGATATCGCACGAGTATGCTTCATGTCCCAGTGCTCTGAAAGCCTTACATACTGTCTGGCTCTCTTCACAGGCAACCAGTACTTTTCCCAAGTTTCTCTTACCCCGCCTTTCTGCCGCAGACAGCTTTCTTCACCGTGTTCTCCGGCACCTTGTGGATCTTCTGCGGCTCCTTCCGCTGCTCTGCCACCAGGCCCAGCCCGGCCAGCGCCAGGGCTGCACACCCCAGCACGATGGCCAGCAGCGTGTAACCCAGCATTGCCCAGCCGTTGGCCGCGTTCTCAATGGCCCCGCCGCACCCTGCGGCAGCCAGTCCCAGCACAATGGCACCGGCGCTCAGCACGCTGCCCGTGATCTTCTTTTTCATTTGCAAATCCTCCAACTCTGTGTTAAACTTCTGGTGATGGGCAGTCAAAAACCATCACCCTGGTTGGCTCGTCGGTGTTCCCGCACCGGCGGGCCTTTTTGCTTTTCTCGCATCTCTGGCCGCCTTCCACTCTTGAAACGCAGCCTCATTCTCCGGTTTTGAGTAAAAGTCCTGTGCGATGTGCAGCAATTCAATAATTTGCCAGTGCTCAAAAGGCAGCTCCTGCTTTTTCCTTCGGCCCATGGCAGCACCTCACAACCACTCGGCGCAGATGGTCTCCACCACAGGCTTTGCAAAGCCGATCAGCTCATCGCCGCGCTTTGCGGCCACGACTGCCGGGCCCACCAGCTCTGCCGCCGTCATCTCACTGGCGCGCTGGTTCGTCAGGGGGCGCTCCTTCATCAGCCCTTCCTCGTTCACCAGCAGCAGAATGCCGTCCACGTCCTTCTCCCGCGCCCACTCGGCGCTCAGCAAGGCGGGCACCGGCTCGATCGGCCCGCCCACCAGCTTCTGCAGGGTCTCCAGCTTCATGCTGTCACCATCATCACACTTCATGTTGAATGCCCGGTTCTTCGCCGGGATCACGATCATATAACGGTCCATGGTCTTCTCCTTTCTCAGCCAGCCTGTGCCGCTTCTTCCACGCTCACCAGATCAAAACAGGATTTCAGTTCCCGCAGAACCTTCCGCTGGGTACACTCGTCTACTCCGGCGTTCTGCATTGCCATCCGGCAGTAGCCTAGGCAGGCGGCATTGCTCCACGGGCCGTTGATATCCTGAATGCACGCCATTATTTCTTCGTACTTCATAATTTCTCCTTCGGCCCCGGCTCCCCGCCAGGGCTTTTTCATGCGCTCTTTTTCGGGTCGGTGGGCTGGACATCTCCAAAGAGATAGTCCATCGTCATCTCCGGAAAGAACTTATCCCGGAGACATTGCGCTTCATCCAAGCGCATTCGCCCCGCAATGTTCAGCTTCGCTGACATCGTTGCCGGATTGATTCCGATTCCATTCGCAAGCTGCTCATTGGTAATCCCGTTACGTGCCATCTCTGCCTTTAAATTCATGTACAAAACATATCACCTCCGCAGTTCACCAAATTCGGTGAACTTTATTATAAAATACACCCAATAGAGTGAATAGTCAATAGCTTTTTCAAATTATTTTTGCAATTTGGTGAATCAATATTGCATTTTTGTTATTCGTACCGTATACTGAACATCAGGAGGTGATTTTTTATGAACGTCGAAGAAAGGCTCAAAGAGCTCATTTTAGCCAATTACAAGAGCATTCGAGCGTTTACTGTTGCCGCAGGTATCCCCTATTCCACAGTGGATAATATTTTCAAGCGTGGAATTGGTGGAACCGCTGTAACAACTGTCGTTAGAATTTGTGACCTTCTCGGAATTACCGTAGAAGGAATCACGCACGGCCTTATTGAGCCAAAAGAAAACAACGCCGTTCTCACCCCCGCCCAGACTGCCCTGCTGGACAACTTCGACCAGCTGAACGAAGAGGGCCAGACCAAAGCACTGGACTATGTAGAGGATCTGGTTCTCACCGGACGTTATAAAAAAGCTGCTGCGCATGGCGTGGCTGCAAAGGAAGCATAAAAAATAACCGCCTCGGTTTCCCGAAGCGGTCAAGTTGTATATGATGGAGGAACTTTCATGCCTGTTTCTGATGCAGAGAACCGGCTTTCGCTCATGTATGTTGCCGGTATTCTGCCACATGCAAAAGCGCTTTTTGATGCTACTTCTATTGAATCAAATTCACCTTCTCGCCCTGTTCTGGCTAAAATATATGCCTTTTTTCTTACTTATTGTGTAGAAATACTCGGCTGCGACCATAATGTTGCATTTTTATGTTCAGACACCCTCTCTGCCGGAACCGATGATAATTTTTCCATTGAGATTACAAGAAACCTTGCTACTTACATCGCACGTTGGGACAGATATCGTCTTCATTTTGCAGATAGAACAGATGATTCTCCCAAAAATGAAGATTTGCCTGTTCTTTTCTCTGTCGTTGTTCAGGATTTGCAAAGCGTTCACGCCTTCGTTTCTCCGTCTATCCTTCTAACGGAACTTACCGGTTTTATGCAAGACCTTTCTGAAATCTTTGGAGCGTCCGAAACACCCAATGTTTCAGCACCTGCAACAACACCAGCACAAAATTCACCAAGCTCAATTGCAAAGAGATCCCCTAGTCACAAACATTCCTTCGCAGATATCCTAATCGCCGGATTCTTGCTGTTCGGCCTTGTCGTTTGCTTTCTCTTATTCTCCGGAAATATCGATAGCATCTTTCCCAGCTCTTCATCATCTTTGTCCTCTAGTAGCACTGATTTCTCTTCCAGTCGAATGACTGCGCCTATTGCTACGCCTAGCCCTATTTCAAAGCCTTCTACCGGCATTCTTTGGTATAAAGGGAAAAACGTAGAACTTGCTCCCTTTGATGTTACCGCCAGCGGAAACAGGGATTATGTTCTTCTTTTGGCTCAAAACAACAAAGCAGTTCGTAGTTACTATATTCGCCACGGTGAGACATTATCCGTTTTGGTTCCACTCGGCACCTATCAAGTCTACTATGCTTGTGCAACGATACACTCTTCTTGGTATGGCCGTACTGATTTGTGGAAATCTCAAACAGAGTATTATAAATCTCAAGATTCCCTAGACTTTGAACTTAGCAACGGCTACTATTACGGTTATACATTAGAACTTTCCGTTAGTTCTATGGGTGGTTCTGATTATGCTTACGAAAGTTCAGAATCCGCTTGGGATAGTTTGTTCTAATTTATTTTCAGTTTAAAAATAGTTTCATAGATTAAAACACCCCCGCCAGTGCGGCAAACACCAGCGGGGCAAAACAACACCCCCGCCGGGCTCAGCCGGTAGGGGGATGAGCATCCATGCGTACCATGGCGGGGCTTTTCACGTTTTTGTGGAGCGTTCTATTGAAAATATAACTTTTAAGTGATATAATTCATATTGGAGGAAGTGATTTTTCTGAACAAAGATCGATTTTTGCGGTTGTTGATTGAACTGTTTTCAAAATACGAGAGTATGATAACCTTGCATTCCGCCGTGATCAGCGAGCTGCTTGCGGTCCTGAAAGGCGCAGGTGTCGAAGGGCAGTTCCTGTCAAAGCTGGAAGAGTATCTTTTCAATCTGAACTCATACGGAGATGATGCGATCAAAGGGAAAGGAGCTCCCATGGAGCACCTCGCCGGAGAAGCTCCGCTCTGTTCGATGCGTTTTCCATTTACGTCATCCAACGTTCGGATCCTGTTCGTTTATCAGGAGGGGCACCTTTACTTATTGGCTGCTTTCTATGAACGGGCAGGCAAAAAGAAAACCAGTTATTCAGCATATACTCCAATCGCAAGGCAGCGTTTAGAAGAATTGTTAAAGGAGAGATGAACATGTCCTGCAAAGCAACGTTGACTGATCTGGTGGAAGCTCTGACCCAGAGCATGTCTGTTGTAGAAACAGCTAAGACCGCGCTTCACATTGAACTCAGTCAGATCATCCGGGAGGCGCGCAAGCAGCTCAATTTGTCCCAGAAAGAGCTTGCCGAAAAAATGGGTGTAAAACAAAGCCTCGTATCCCGCTGGGAAAGCGGCGAATGCAATTACACCATCGACACCTTAGTGGAAATCGCAAATGCGCTCAAGCTTTCTGTACAGTGTCCCTTAACTTTTGATGAAGTATCTGTCTCTGTTCAGCTTTTTCCTGTGCGTTCGCAAAGTATTCATACCGTTGTTTCTGAGGAAACCGAGTTCTCAAACGCGCTCCGTATTGATTTCAAGAAAGTGGCACCGGGAGGGATCGCATCGTGAATGTCAATGAATTTTCGGCCAACATCCAATATAAAAACAGTTTCATTACAGAATGCACCATTACAAACAACTTGCTTGATATTGGCGATGATGCTGTTTTGAAAACAGACGTAAAGGTGGCAGTGAGCAAGCTTTCACTTTCTGATGATGAAACAGAAAAGCTGGGCAAGGTTCGTTTGACCCTTGATGGAAGTTATTCTGTTCCGGACAACACCGATGCCAAGCTGGAATATCATATCGTATTGATCGGCGAGTTTTGCACTTCTGCATCCACAAAAGATGAAGATTTCACCGCATCCTTGTGGCTGAATGGTTCAACCGCTCTCTATAGTATCGCCCGGGGTAAAATCGAAACAATTTCTACCACCGTCCTGAATAACGGTAAGATCATACTTCCCATGGTAAATATGATGGAGCTTCTAAGGGCGCAGTTGGGGGCAGACTCCTCAGAACATACCAATTAAAATCGTACTGCAGACCCCGCCGCGCCTCTCAACGATGCGTACCATGGTGGGGTCGTTTTTATTGCAAAAAGAATCCCCGGCAGCTCTGTACGATAGAGCCGCCGGGGCCAGATGGGGAATCTGTCTGTCGGAGAATAATCATAGGATAAGAAAACACCTGCTGAGCAATTTCATTGTACCATGATCCTGCTCAGCGCACAAGGAGCAATCATGGCAAGAAAAAAGAAAGTATCTCCCGGGAACCGTCTGGTTGCCTACTACCGTTACAGCGGCGGTTCCCAGCAGACCGAGCAGAGCATCGAGGGCCAGCGCCGGGACTGCGAAGCCTACGCCCGGCAGCATGGCTTGACAATCGTGCATGAATACATTGACCGGCACATTTCGGGCCGTGGTGTTGAATCCAGGCTGGCTTTTCAGCAGATGATCGCAGATAGCAGCAAGCATCTGTTCGATCTCGTGATCTGCTGGAAAACCGACCGCTTCGCCCGCAATCGCTATGATAGCGCGGTCTACAAAAAGAAACTGCGGGATAACGGAGTTCGCATTCTTTATGCAGCCGAAAGCTCTGTGGAAGGGCCCGAGGGCATTATTCTGGAAGGTCTGATGGAATCCCTGGCCGAATACTATTCCGCTGAACTGGCTCAAAAGATGCGGCGTGGTATGCGGGAATCTGCATTGAAAGGAAGAGCCATCAATCCCAGCCGCCCCCTGGGGCTTACTACGGATGAACACAAGCGATTTATTATCGACGAGAAAAACGCCCCGACCATTCGATTCATCTTTGAGCACTATGCGGCCGGAGAAAGCAGCGCTTCCATCGTGGAGCAGCTGAACGCTGCCGGGCTCCGTACCAGTAAGGGCAACGCCTTCAACAAATGCAGCATTCCTCGTATCATCCAGAATGAAGCCTATCATGGTGTCTATATCTGCAAGGCCTACGATGTCCGCATTGATGGTGCAATTCCCGCCATCATCGACGATGATCTATGGAAGAGGGCTCAGAAAATGCTCACACTCAATAAGCAGCACCGCGCACCACATAGTTCCCATGCTGATTACTTGCTCTCTGGCAAGCTTTTCTGCGGTTGCTGCCACAGTCTGATGCGGGGCATCTCCGGCCACAACTGCCGCAACGATGTTTACTATTACTATGCTTGCGGGAATAAAGCTGATGGCGGTACCTGCAAAAAGAAAAACATCCAAAAAGATGTTGCCGAGAATCTTGTGGTCAATGCCATCTGTGAAAATGTTCTTCGTCCAGACACTCTTGAAGATCTGGCCGACGCTATTGCTGCTGCACAGCAGGCAGATGTCAACCAGCCCGATCCAGAGCGTGCAATGTTAGAGCAAGGCCTGGCCGATGTGCGTCGAAAAATCAACAATATCATTGAATCCATTGAAAACGGTACTGCCAGCTCTCGTCTGTCCGCCCGCCTTGCTGACCTGGAGCAGCAGGAAAGCACTCTCAACTATCAGTTGGAATCCCTGAAAGAAATTCATCCACCCGTTCTGGATCGTGAGCGTATCCTTTTCCTGTTGGAGCAGTTCCTTATCTCTCCTAATGAACGTACCGAGGATTATAACCGCAGGATCATTGATACCTTTGTAAATCGCATCGAGATCACAGACACGGAAATGCTTATTTATTTTAATCTTTCTGAAGCGTCTGCTTCCGAAAAACAAAAAAATTCCCAGCCGAACAGTTGTTCGACTGGGAATCATCTGGTCCGAGTGGCGAGAATCGAACTCACGGCCTCTTGAACCCCATTGTGCTTCTATCGAGAACACAATGTACGATCCGATACTGTCTAGACCCAGCATCGTTAAATTTCAAATGCATTATACCATTCTGTTTCATTGGATGTCAAGAAGTTTCATTCCTTTTGTGGTCAAATTGTGGTCAAACGACCCTGACAAATGACCTTTCTCCCCCGGTTAAGTTACATCGCGCAATTTCGATTTTCATCAATCGAAGTTGCGCTTTTTGTTTGCACGAATTATCTATAAGGAGGATTTGTCAACCATGTCAATGAACCATCGTTGTTTTTTCATCCTTGACAGAATTGTATGACCCTTGACTACTTTTACGGACAGGCCGGAGATCTATTTTCGTTCTTCCGCATTCCAAAGGCTCTTTTTCAGGAGCAGCGGTTTCAAAATCTGTCAACCGATGCAAAGACCCTGTACGGAATCCTGCTTGACCGCATGAGTCTTTCTGTTAAAAATGAATGGTTTGACAAAAAAGGCCGAGTGTTCATCATCTTCACGATTGAGGATGTCAAGAGGACTTTGCGTTGCGCAGACAACAAAGCAACCAGACTGCTCCGTGAACTTGAAGAATTTGGTTTGATTGAACGAAAACGTCGAGGGCAAGGAAAGCCATGTTTGGTGTATGTGAAAAACTTTTCGGCAGAATCTTCAAAGGAGAGCGTCAAGAATCGTGATAATGACGATTCTTGTGGCTCTAAAATCGCTTGTCAAGACCCGATAAAATCACGAGGTATTAAGAAGAAAGAGAATAAAACAGAGATGAATAATACGAATCCTATCCTTTCCGACGAATCGGAGAAGATGAAGAATCGTGAACTGCTCGAAGAATATTTTTCACATTCTTTAGAGATAGACCTTCTGCTCCGGCTTTACCCGGATGATGAAGATACCCTCTATCAAATCGTAAATTTGCTGGTGGATACCTGTGCCACCAACCGCAAGTTGCTGCACATCGCCGGAGATGACAAACCCGCCGAGGTGGTACGCAGCCGGTTTATGAAGCTGAACGCCGACCATATCCGCTTTGTGCTGAAGTGCCTTGCAGAGAACAGCAGCCCAATCCGAAACATGAAACAATATCTGCTCGCTTCTCTGTACAACGCACCCACCACGATGCAGCTTTCCTATCAGAACCAAACCAACCACGACTTAGCGAATCGGAGGTGATGAGAATTTCAAAAAAAGCAACCACAATAGCCATCGTCAACCAGAAAGGCGGCACCGGCAAGACCACGA